CGGCTCAGTCGCCGTTTCGCGGTTTCTTTCAGCCCGTGACCGCAGATCAGTTCACGGCAGACAAAGCCCTGACGGGTACACTGCTCATCCGACCGGAGTTTACTATTGCCGGTCCGGTGTTTAAGCCTGTGTTTATTGACGGCAAGTTCTCGGCATTTGAAACATCTATTGTTTCGCGCATAGGATTTGGAGCCTCTTACAGCCTTTATAAGCTCGTTAACGGCGAACCTTACAATGTGTATTCCTTTGCGGCGCAGTTGTCTCTGGCGACACAGGAGAGGCCAAATATGGGTATTCTTGTGACTGCCTCTGCGTTTGACTTCTACGGGTTGAGTCCTTCATTCGGAATAGGTTATGATTTCGTGAAGGATTCCCCGGCAAAGGCTAACTGGTTTCTGATGTTCGGGTCAAATATTACTTTCTGATGACGCTTTACCTTTTTCGCAAAGATCACGCTCCTACTTTTACAATGGGGCGTATTTATGACGGGGTTGAGTTTCTTTGTTCTACATTGGAAGACCCCGTGCGTGAGTTGATTGACCTGAATGATGACGGTGATTTCAATGATCCGGGTGAAGGTAAAATTTACGGCCAGACGGCTATCCCTGCTGGTGAATACGAACTGAAGATGAAGATGAGTCCGACGTTCAAACGTCCGATGCCGTACCTGCAAAACGTCAAGGGCTTCACTTCGGTGATGATACATCCACTGACTGACGCAAGCCAGACGCGCGGGTGTATTGGCGTAGGGGAGTGCCGTATTAAGGGCCGACTGATAAATTCAAGGGTATGGTCAGATATACTAAATAAGAGGCTGACAGAAGCGGAAGAGCGTGGTGAGCGCAACTTCATCAGGATCAGCGAGGATTAAAGGGAGCGAAATAACTCCCTTTTTTATTTTAATTTGTGTATCTTTGTTCTTCTCATGTTCCGTTTTTTCATGGTGTTAGTTTCAGGGTTGAGGGCCACCGTTGGGGTGGCCCTTTTTTTTTGCTATAAATTCAAAAATAAATCATAATCATGACATTTATCATAGATTTTGAATAATAACAGCTATAAATTAGCGTTGTATTTAAAACTGAACATCATGAAAGCAAGTAAACAAGGATCATTAGCAGCACTGGCAGTTATCTTATTTGCTGTCATCATAGCACTGCTGTTTTTCTCATGTGAGAAGATAGAAGATGACCCGATAACAACGGGCAACGTGACGTTTTGGACAAATGAAATAAGCGGCTGGCAGCTTTATGTAGATGACGTAATGATCGGTCCGGTACGCAAGCCTTATCCTATTAACCGCACAGACGAGATACCAGTTTGTGGGGACGGACGTTTTACTAACTTACAATTAAGACCTGGACGGCATCATTATTACATTTCAATTTACCTGCCGATGCAGCCACCTCCTAATTACTTTCGAGGTCAGACACGTTTCTTTGATGTGACTTTAGGCGGTTGTGTTGTACTGAGGGCTGAACAATAAAAAAATAACAGTTCTTTGATATGTTGAATTAAAGATTATTTCTTATCTTTGTAATGGTATTACAGCCAAACAGTATGGATAAGAAATTAAATAATGCTCTTCTGTTCTCCGGTGCAATCACTGGTCTGAACAACCATGCTGTATTGGCTGTAACGCCGGAGACAGAGGAGTTCTTTCATATCTCTCCGGCACTGATTACATCGAGTGCGAACAAAAGAGGAGGAGTCAGAAAATCCGTGATTACAAACAACAGTGCGGGCAACTTTAATTCAAGACCCGTGACCAGCAGACCTGAAGGGGGTGTAACTCACGACGCTAAATCCGTAAATGCTGATAATCGGTACTTGCTAAACAACAAGTCTGGGGCGAAATGATTTGATGGCTCAGTTTTAAAGTAATCTTTAATTCAACTTTCAGGGGGCTGCTGGGATAAGGAATCATTATTGACTAAACCATAATCATCATGAAAAACGTAAAAATCACGAACAGAGAAAGCCCGTACTTTCAGAAGAAAGGACTGGCGACGAAAACCGCAGACGGAAAGTATCTCTGCGTGTACTTTGACGGGCAACCGTCGTTTCAGATATTCAATTCTGACGAAGTGGATACTGTCGGCCCTGCTACAGTGTACGAATCAACCTGGTTAGCCTACAATCTTATAAGCGGTCCAAGCTTCCCCGTTCATTCGCTTGTGAACCGTGTGCGGTCAATCTGCGAGCGTCCGGCACTGATGGACGGGACAATCCTTCGCCGGTTGCGTGAGGTTCGTGAGGACGGCAGGATTAACTACGAAGTTGAGGACAATCAGAGATCAATATACCGGAAGCTATGAGTGAAATCTATTTGAACGAGGTGCAGATCGCTATGGTCAAAAAAGCTATTGCAGACGGCAAAAAGTGCCTGATAATCTCTGACCTGATGATAAACATCTTCGGGGCGGAGATTGAAGTGACCAACGCACATACGGGAGACGTGATGAAGGTAATGAACCTGGACATAAATAAATGAGTTAGTATGAAAGTAGAGGGATTGAAAATTGAGGGTAAGATGCTATCGCACATGGCATTTGACACTGCACACATAATGAAACATGAGCTAACTATTATTGCCCCAGGTAATCTTATAAATGGGCGTAAATTTTATCGTGAAGTGATAACCAAAAAACGCAAGGGTTCTATTGGTGGATTCGGCAAATCAGAGACGATATTTTATTTTGATGCGGATAGCTCCACGTATAAAACCATTGAAGAATTATTAACCTCAATAGGCATTGAGCCATGACCCTCTGTGACCGATACCTCCAATGGTGCAAGCTCCGGGCAAGAAAGCGCAGGGACTATAAGGCCTAATTTCGGATTGTGGGACTGATTGCCAAAAGGGAAGCAGACAAAGAAGTTAAAGAAAGATTGAAGAAATGATTGAAAAGGTATTTTTCAAGGAACCCAAAGAACCCAACACCTGATGAAATACCTCAATTACATATTATCTCAGAATCCTATCCAACCGGAGAACTTTATCTCCGATAAAAGGGGATTGAAAGAGTTAACGATAATAGTGGTATTACCAGCTTCGGTCGTGGGGCTTGTTTTTTTGGCTGTATTGATACCAGGGGCAGCAGGCATGGACTTGTATCGTTTTGGGAAGTTAATCGCTCTGAGGCGAGAAAAACGGGCAAATCTGCGAAAATATGCCACTGCTGTAATCATTTCTCTGGGTCATGAGCCGACAAAGGATAAAATTAACCTATTAATAGCGACATGAAAGTATCAGAAGAAATACAAGCGAGGGCAGATAAGATGTCAGCACTTGCAGAAGCTATTAAATACGTTGAAGCACAGGAATTGAACGGTCAGGGGCGACGGCTTATTCACCTATTGCTTGTAACTTATTCTGATTTGACTGCTGCACAGTGTTCAGTTATCTCAGGTTATAGTTTTCCGGAAGCTGGGCGACGGGCTGCTAATACGGCACGTAGGCTGATTGGCAGTGATTGGGATATGAATAAAATATGGAATGAGGCGGTAAAAATTATTCACAAAAAATCATAATACTGACATTTATCATATTATTTGAGATTTTCATAACTTAAATTTACATCATGAGAACATTAGCACAGATATTAGCCGACGAAGCGGACCAGATTATAAAGTCTGCCGAAGTCATTAAGAAACTTATTGAGGTTTCAAAAGAATCAGGAATGTACTGGCCGGAGTTAGATCCGGGAACGGGAACGTTTGAAGACACTGAAGTTATTGATGGGAAAAGATACCGGACTGCTGACGCGACTAACGGTTGCCGGGGGTGTATTTTCAACGGTGCCGACGGGTGTAACAAGCCTTCAGTTAAGTGTTACGGCCATCAGAGGTCAGACAAGCGGAGTATAATCTTTAAATATCTATAACATGAACTTTATCAATCAGAAAAAACTTGAACGTGCTGACCGCACACGTGAGGTGATCCACGAGTTAATGGAGTGTGACACTGAGCAGGAATTTAACTCCGTTGTCGAAATCTACCGAAAAGATATCATTGACCTGAAACTTGAGCATTATGTTGCAGGTGCTATCAAACGCATCAAGGCAGTAGAAATAAACAAATCATTTGAAAACAAAAACTGAACATCATGAACCTACCAAATAGCATGACAATCGGAAGTTACGACAAGTACCTTGAAAGCAAAGGACACTTCAGCGATACAGACCCCAAGGAACTTGCCGCTGAGATTGAAAAGAACTGGTCCTCCTACCAGTGGGAACGGGGCGACATGATCGACGAAGATAAAGACGAACGGGAAGAGTACCGGATAATGACCTGCGAGGTGGAGGGATTCACCTTTGAGGGAACCGGAACTTACTCCTGCGGTGAATTGATCCTTATTGATAGTGTAGAACCAAAGTAATGGAAAGCGAATATATCAAAGGGTTCACGCCCGTAAAAGTTGATAGAGATTATTATTCACTTGAAGAATTTATCTCATACTCCGGATTGAAGAATCTGAAAAAGTCACCGGCGCATTATCGTCAGTACAAAGATGAACCACTGGATGTGGAAACCGATGCGATGGCATTTGGTTCAGCCTATCATACGTTCATCTTAGAGCCTGAGAAGTTTGAGCAGAATTATTATGTATTTGATGATGACGCAATATACCAAGTGCTGATTGGTGAAGGTTTTAAATCCCCCCGTTCTACGAAGCAATACAAAGAGTGGGCAGAGAGCGAGATGCGACTGATCGGAGATCGTAAGACAATAGAGAAGTCAGACTTTCAAAAGATCAAAGACATGAAGGATAAACTCATGTCGCATTACTATTGTCGTGCGCTTCTTTCGGGTGGCGAGGCTGAATATTCAATCACCGGCACACTTCAGACCAGCGAGGGCGACATAAATCTGAAAGCTCGCCCAGACTATGTAAAGGCAAACAAGCACTTCATCATTGATTTGAAGACAACGTTTGACGCTTCAGAGGACGGGTTCACCCGGGCCGCCGCTGACAATGATTACCATATCCAGGCTGCTCTTTATTCTGACCTGATGGAGATGATAACGGGCGATAGCCGTGGGTGGTCATTCTTTTTTATTGCACAGGAAAAGCGTAAACCGTATGCTTTTAATATCTTTGAAGCATCACCTCAGTTCATTGGTCAGGGCCGGTATGAGTATGAGCAGCTTCTGAAGCTCTACAAGATGTGTGTCGAGCAGAACCGTTGGCCGGGATATCAGGTATTCTGTGAGTGGAAGTCCGGCAACATTGAACTGAACCTGCCGAAGTGGGCAGTGAAAGAGATTGTATTCTATAATCATAAAATCTGAAACTATGAGTGAAACAACACCGGCAGTGAGAAATCTGCCAAGTTATGACCAGTTGGTTGCAGGTGATCTTGACCTAAAGAACCAACAGAACGAAGTAAATATACTTCTGAATCAGGAACCGCCGAAGCCCTGGTTGAAGGAACATCCAATGGCAAAGGGTATAAAGTACCTTCCCATTGAGAGAGTTGAATATATGCTGACCCGTATATTCAAAAAGTGGAACGTCGAGATCAGGCAGGTGCAGGTTATCGCTAATTCTGTCGTGGTAACTATCCGGCTTTACTATCAGGATGTTCTCTCAAATGAAATGCTTTGGCAGGACGGCATCGGGGCTTCACCGATTCAGACCGATAAGGGAGCCGGAGCAATGGACTGGAATCACACGAAGAATGACGCAGTAATGAAAGCTGCTCCGGCGG